TTAGCTAATGATAAGTTTGGAAAGTCTGTTAAAATTGAAGAAGATCTTTTAGAAAATTTAGATGCGTCAGAAGGAGAAGTACCATTTTAGAGAATACAGTAAAATTAATTGGACCTCCTGGCACAGGAAAGACGACTACTCTTTTAAATATTATTGAGCAAGAATTGGCAGAGGGCCGTGAGCCAGATAGAATTGGCTTCTTTTCTTTTACAAGGAAAGCTACTAATGAAGCTATTGAAAGAGCTTCTGTTAAATTTAAGCTAGCAAGGAAAGATCTTAAATGGTTTAGAACTCTGCATAGTTTATCTTATAAATGGTTAGGTTGTACTCCTACTGATATTATTCAAGAGCATGACTTTAAAGAATTTAAAAAACAATATGGAGTAGACATTGGTCAATCCATCCATAGTAAAGGATCAGGAGATGAAGACTCAGGACTCCATCTTATTGATTTATATCGAGTAAGAAATACTACTCTTTACGAAGAGTTTAAAAAATTTGGACATGTCAAAGGAGGATTTGAAAGACTTCAACGCATAGATAAAAATTATAGAATGTTTAAAAAAACAAATAATATTAAAGATTATACGGATTTAATTAATGAATTTGTTCTTCAAAAAACTACTCCTCGATTAGATATCGTCATTATAGATGAGGTTCAAGACTTGAAGCCCTCAGAATGGGGGATAGTCTCTATGCTCCAGGCACAAGCGAAGGCGGTTTACATAGCTGGAGATGATGATCAAGCTATTTTTTCTTGGTCAGGAGCAGATGTAACTAAGCTTATAGACTTAGATTGTAGAACTCAAGTTCTTAATAAATCTTATCGTATACCTAAAAGTGTTTTCATAAGATCAAATAGATTAGTAGATAGAATAACAAAAAGAATACCTAAGATTTGGACGCCTAGAGATTCTATGGGAATGATTAGAACTGTTCCTTTTGAAAGTATTGATATGAGCCAAGGGCAGTGGTTAGTTCTTACTCGTACAAATTATTTCTTAGAAAGAGTAGCGGAAGAAGTTAAAAGAAGAGGACATTTATTTGAAAAGAATAATGGCTCTTCTATTAGTCCTCAGATTCTTCAAGCTTATAGGTCTTGGAGAAAACTTCAACGTCAAGAAAATGTTTCTTATGATGAGGCTAAAAATTTATATCAATATATGTCGTTAGGAGATAGTGGAGTAACTCGAGGAAAGAAGACTTTACCTGGAGCCAATCAAGAAGAAAGTTTTAACTACCAAGAACTTTGTAGAAATTGGGGGTTAAACTTATCGATTCAAAGCCCTTGGGACACTGTCCTTACAAAAATTACAGGGTTCGAAAGACTATACATACAACAAATCCTTGACAGAGGTCATGACTTAGATGAGAAAGCAAAGATAAAACTTTCTACAATTCATGGAGCAAAGGGAGGAGAAAGTCAGAATGTAGTTTTATTTTCTGATTTATCTTACCGAATTAGTAAAACACTTTGGTCAATGCGGGACGAAGAAAGAAGAGTTTTTTATGTGGGTTTAACCCGAGCAAAAGAAAATCTTTATATAGTACCTTCATCTACCAAGTATGAATTTGAGGAGATATTATCATGAGGTTTCAACAACAATTAGATTTATTAAGAGGAGATAATTTACCTACATGGGAGCCACCAACAGAGTTTCCTGACCCTAAACAAATCACAGAAATATGTATAGATTTAGAAACTTATGATCCCGAATTAAAAACGAAAGGCCCTGGTTGGGCAACGGGCAGTGGATTTATAGTAGGTGTTGCTATTTCAACTCCAGGCTTTAATGGTTACTTTCCCACTCGCCATCAAAGAGGTGGAAATTTTGACGAGTCCATGGTAAAAAATTGGTTAAAAGATGTATTCAAAAATGATCCTGATGTTATCTGCCACAATGCTAGTTATGATATTGGTTGGCTTAGACAATGGGGCGTTGAGTGTAACTGTAAAATCTATGATACAATGATCGCTGCTCCTCTGATTGATGAGAACAGATTCAGTTATGCTTTAAATTCTTTAGGTAAAGATTATTTAGGAGAAAGAAAATACGAAACAGGACTTGACCAATTTGGAAAAGATTTTGGTTTTAATCCTAAAGAACATATGGATTGGGTGCCGGTAGAATATGCTGCTCCTTATGCAGAGAAAGATACAGACTTAACTTTAAAACTTTGGAATATATTTAAAATTGAAATACAAAAACAAAATCTTAATGATATCTTTCAATTAGAAACAGATCTTCTTCCTCTCCTTATTGAGATGAAATGGAAAGGTGTTCGTGTTGATATGGAAAGAGCCGATCAAGTTAAGAAGTATTTTAAAAAAGAAGAAAAGAAAATCTATTACAATATTATGAAAGAAACGAATATTGATTTCTCAGACAGAGACATTTGGACAGCGACGGCTATTCAAAAAGTTTTTGATAAAATTGGTGAGGAGTATGAATTAACAGAAAAATCTAAACAACCAAAGTTTGATAAAGCTTTTTTAAATACGCACTCTAATCCTATTGTTAATTCTATAGTGAGAGCTCGTGAATTTAATAAAGCACATACAACTTTTGTAGATACTTTTATTAAACATGAAGTTAATGGAAGAATCCATGCAGAGATTCATCAAATGAGAGGTGATGATGGGGGAACGGTCAGTGGTCGAATGTCTATGAGTAATCCTAATTTACAACAGATACCAGCTAGAGATCAATTAATTGGTCCTATGATCAGATCTATCTTTATTCCTGAAGAAGGAACGAAGTGGGGAACGTTTGACTATTCACAGCAAGAGCCAAGACTTTTAGTTCATTATGCTAAACACAGAGATTTAGATGGAGCAGATACTTTAATTAAATTTTTTAAAGATGAAGGCACAGACTTTCATCAGGTGACAGCAGACATGGCTGGTATATCTAGAAAAGAAGCTAAGACTATTGGACTAGGTTTAATGTATGGAATGGGATTAGCGAAGCTCGCTGCTTCTTTAGATATTACAGTAGAACAAGCAAAACAATTAAAGAAAACATATAATGAAGGAGTGCCTTTCTTAAAAGACATCATTAGTTTAGCTACTAGGCACACGGACCAACAAGGTCATATGAGAACTCTTCTTGGACGCAAGTGTCGTTTTGAATTATGGGAGAGCAGAGACTTTGAAGATAAAACAGTTTCAAACTACGAGAATGCGTTAAAGAAATGGCCTCTTAATCAAATTAAAAGAGCTCATACTTATCGTGCTCTTAATCGTTTAATACAAGGTTCGGCAGCAGATCAGACCAAAAAGGCAATGGTTGAATTATGGAAGGCTTTCCGCGTTATTCCTATGATTCAAATCCACGATGAATTAGATATCTCCGTTGAAGATGAGACCCAGATACAAGGTATCAAAGATGTTATGGAGTCTGCTGTTGAACTTCACGTACCTTCAAAGTGTGATGTGGAACTAGGTAAAAACTGGGGAGAAATAAAATGAACATAGATAAAAAATCAGAAGAAAGTGTCTACTCAAAGCTAAAAATATATACCTTTACAATGGATGGTTTGGTTTACACTGATGAATTAACAGGAGAACTAATGATAGAAAAATATGACTTAACAGGAGAACTAATGATAGAAAAATATAAGGAGGAATCAAATGATCATTGCACTACTTATACTTAATACACTACTGTTGGTGCTTATAGCTCTTATGGTATGGATCATAGGAGATAGGCAAGCGACAATTCATAAGGATAAACTTAAATGAGATTATCTTATCAAGACGGAAAGTTTTATTGTACTTTTACAGATGATGAGCATGATAAAATGGAGAAGCATAAACCTTTAGAATTAAATCTAGGATTAATTAAAGTTTTACATGATGATATATCTTTAGTCTCTAGCCAACAATGGAAGTATGCTTTTTATGCAGATAAGAAGTCTCAAAAAAACAAGAGTAAAAAATAATTTTTAGCCTATCTTCTGGGCATGATGAATCTCACAGATAGTGCTAAGAACCACTTCCTAAACTTCTTTAGCATTTTATTTAAAAATAACCCGGATAATGATTTAAAAAATTACTGTAAAGCTGAATATGGTAATGATTGGCAATGGGCTTATACTGAATATCTAAACTACAATGAATTTCCTAAGTCATTTAAAAGAAGATCTATATAAAGTTTATTCTAGGTAGCTCAAACGCATCAATACAACTCAAATCTATTTCTACAGCTTTACCTTTTGTATAGTTTAGCAAATTTTGTTCTATGGCATTGGCATATCGTACGCACTCTTCGTAGCTATCGAATCCTGACGCTCCTGATACTCTAATACAATCGTTTGTAGCTACACAAAAAAATCCTACTAAAAAAAATTTAATAATCATATATAAATCTACTTATAAACTTTTAAGTACCCCCTGTATGCTTCTTAAAAAAGAAAAAAAAATCAAGCGTTTTCAACGATTTTAGCTAATGACTCACATCTACCTGGGGTTTGTATTCTCCATTGTGAGTCTCGCATTTCGACCGCTGCTTGTACAAAGTTCTTTTCAGAGAGAGCTTTCCACATATTTTTAAATTTCGAAACGCCAGTTTTTCCAAGCTGAAAAACCATTTCAACAATGACATGCTGAATATTTTGAGGGAGCTCTAAA